GGCAGGGGCGGGCATGGCGGCGCCAGCGGCCAAGGCCGGCGCCGGAGTGGGCGTGGCCACCATGGCGGCGGCCCTGGCCAGCGACCTCGACTGGCCGGGCGGGGGATCGTCCCCGCCGAACAGGCCGCCCAACTTGTCGCCCAGCCATTGTAGCGGTGCCTTGACCGCAGCCAGCTTGGCCTGAATGAACGTCCAGGCCCTGTCGAAGATGCCCATGACCTGGTCCCACAGGCCCGTGAAGTATTCGGTGATCGGTCCCCAGTTGCTGGCAATGATCCCAACCGGGTGGAACTGGAAAAACAGGGCCTTGAGGCGGTCCCAGGCGCCGGACACGATGGCGCCGGCGCGGTCCCACAGGCCCTGGAGATAGGTTGTGATGGGGCCCCAATTGGCGATGATGATCCCCAGCGGGTGGAACTGGAAGAACAGGGCCTTGAGGCGGTCCCAGGCGCCGGAGACGATGGCGCTGACGCGCTCCCACAGGTCAGTGACGAAGGCCTTGATCGGGGTCCAGTAGGTGTAAAGCAGGAAGGCCGCGCCGGCGATTGCAGCAATCGCCCAGAAGATCGGACTGGTCATCACGGCGATGCCAGCGGCCTTGATGCTGGCTGCGGTCAACCCAGACGCGGCGGATACCGCCGTGAAACCGCTGACCACCAACGGGAATGCAGCCGTCGCCAGCCCGATCAGGCTGCTGGCCAGCGTGGCGATCCCGCCGATCAGGCCGCCGTTCATCATGACGACGACGCCGATCATGGCGTTTTCCCATCCGCCGACCCAGTCCACGGCCGTCGAGATTGTGTCCGCGAAGGATGAAAGCCCCGCGACGATGCGCTCGAAGTCGATCTTGCCCAGGGTCTCGGCGACCCGCTTAATCATGCCGTCGAGGCGGGTGGCCAGAACCTCCCGGTTGGCGATGACCCATTCGGTCAGGCGGTCGATCATCGGTTGAACGACAGGCATCAGGCGGCTTGAAATGGCCTTGCCCAGGCCATCGGCCGACGCCTGGAACCGGGTCATGGAATCAACGAAGCCTTCGGCGGCGGCCGCCGTGTCGTTGCCGACCACGATGCCGAGCTTGCGGGCATCCTCGCGCAGTGCGGCCAGCCCCTCGGACCCGGCCTCGGCCACGCGGGTCATGGCGGCGCCTGAGTTCGAGAACGCGGCGGCGGCCATGGCGGCGCGCTTCTGAGGGTCCTCGATCTTTTCGAGGGCCACCATCATCAGGCTAAAGGCTTCCTCGGACGACTGGGCGGTCTTGAGCTGGGCGGCCAGGGCCGGGTTGGTCTTCTTCAGGTAGCTGGCCAGCGCGCCGCCGCCGCCTTTCAATTCGCCGAGGCGCTTGCCGAACGACCTGATCGAGGCGTTGAAGGTTTCCTGCGAGACGCCTTGCCGGTCGGACGCGTATTGCAGCTCCTGCAGGCCTTCCGCCGTGAACCCGACCTGGCGGCCGAACTTGGACAGTTCGTCACTGGACTTGGCGAAGTTGGTGACCATGTGCCCAAGGCCAGCCACCGACGCCAGCCCGCCCAGAGCGCCCAGCGGCCCGAGCATTCCGCCGATGCTGCGGGTCAGCCTGCCAGCCGCGCCGGCGGCGCCGACGAACGCCCGGCCGAGCCCCTTGATCTGGTCCTTCGTCTTGGCCAGCCGCTGGGCGCGGGCGCGGGCTTTTTCGAGGGCTGCAGCCTGCTTTTCAGCGGCATCGGTCGCCACGGCGAGCTGACGCTTGAGGTCCTCTTGCGCCTTGTCGAGGTTGGCCGTGGCGACGCCGGCAGCCTTCAGCTTGTCGCGCTGTTTGTCCACGGCGCCGGCGGCGGCCTGGTGGGCGGTCTTGAGCTTCTGGACTTCCTTTTCCGCCTTGGCAAAGGCGGCGGCCGCCTGTTTGGACTGGCCTTCGCCCTGGTTCATGGCGCGGCCAAGGTCCTGGGCGCGCTTTTCGGCGGCGGCCAGGGCGTCGGCGTTGGTCTTGGCGGCGTCCTTCAACTTGCGGAACTGGTCGAGGTCCTTGGAGCTTTGCTCCAACTGGCGGACCTTGGCGGCCGCCTCGCGCATCGGGCCAGCCATGCTGTCGGCCGACTTCCCGGTGCGCTTGGCGATGGCCGCCACCTTGTCCAGCCCCCGGCCGGTGGACGTGGTGGCGCCCTTGAGGTTGCCAGCCGCGCCGGCGGCCCGTTGCAGGGGGCCGGTCAGGTTGTCCGTGGCGCCCAGGCCGACGTGAACTTTCAGATCTGCCATAGGTCACCAGGTCCCTTAGTTGCGGCCCCCGGCCTCGGCCTCCATCTCCAGGAACTTCACGGCCAGGTCATAGGACTCGGCGTAGCGGTCGAGGGGCAGGCGGTCGAACTGGCCGGGGGGAAAGCTGCCTGGAAACGCGCGCATCATCACCCCCCAGGCCATGAGCGTGTCGTCCGGCAGCGGCAGGCTCAGTCCCCGAAAAAACCCAGGACCGTCTCCATCACGGCCATGACGTCGGGTGCTTCCAGTTCGGCGAGCTGGCCAGCGGTGACGGGCTGCGTGGCGATGCGCGGCACCAGGGTGGCGACGGTGTCCCATTCCATGTTGTGCAAACCGAGCAACTTGAGGCCGCGCAGGTCGCCGGCCTTGGGCTGGCGCAGGTTGAGTTCCGCCAACTTGCCGTCGCCGTAGGGGATGGGGGTCTTGAAGGTCACGGTCTTCATGGTCAGAAATCCTTGATGTCGGGGGACGGAAGGGGCGGGCCCGGTCAGGCCATGCCGAGGGCCTTGAGGACGTCGGCGGAGCGGTTGACGCCGTTCACGATTTCGATGCCGGCGATCAGGTCGATCTCGATCAGCACCGTGCCGTTGACCGAATAGCGGTAGTAGGTCAGGGGCATCTCGGTCTTGACCGCCGTTTTCTCGCCGGCCTTGACGCTGCCCATGTCCGTCTTGCCCAGGCGGCCGCGCACCGAGATCTCGATGGCGTCGGTGGCGGTGGCGTCGTCGCCCATGGCCGCGCCCAGAAAGCGGAGGCCGACGCCGCTGGCGCCCTGCACACCCCAGAACTTCAGAACCTCGCGATTGTGTTCGCCCAGGGTGAAGTCGAGCTGGAGGGCTTCCAGGCCGAGGTCCTGGGACACCGGGCCGAGCATCCCGGCGCCGCGCCACTTTTCGAGCGTGCGTTCCAGGACCGGCAGGGTGATTTCCTCGACCAAGCCGGCCATCGGATGGCCCTCAAAGAAGACCGTGAAGTTGTAGAGCTTCTTGGGAAGCATGGGACGCGCCCTCCTTTAGCCGGCCATCTGGGCGGCGAAGTCCAACAGGTAGTCGTCGGTGATTTTCTGCTCGAACAAGAGGTTTTCGAGCGGCGGAACCGGCGTGTAATCGTAGCTGATGGTCATCTTTCCGGACTTCAGCAGCTCCTTGGTGTTCTTGGCCGGGTCGAACCAGGCGCCGCCGCCGATCAGGTAGTGGGACGTGACCAGGTCACGCATCTTGGCCGACACGCCGTCCACGATGTCGCGGGCGAGCGTCGGGTGCATGGGCTTGTCCACGGCCCAGAAGTGCGCCTCGGCCATGGTGTCGGCCAGCACCTGGGCGGTGCGGACGTAGGACTCGAAGGCGAACAGCGGGTCGGCGGTGCAGGTGCGCGAGCCCCAGAACCGGAAGCCCTTGCTGTTGATCAGGGTGGTGACGTCGGCGGCGTTCAGGTATCCGGCATCGGTGGCCGGGTTCTGGAGGTCCCAGTAGACGTCCTTGTTGATGCCGGTCACGCCGTTGACCGGGACGTTGGACAGCGTCTTGTGCCAGCCCACGTCGTTGTCGATCTTGGCGCGCAGGCCCACGGCGCGGGCGGTCGCCCAGGCAGTGGCCGTGGCATTGGCCACCGTGTCCCAGGACAGGAAATCCGGCCAGATCACCATGACCTCGCGCTGACCGAAGTTCTCGCGGTAGAGGACCGCTTCTTCCTTGGTCGCACAGCCCCACGCCGAAACGTAGGCAAAACCGCGCAGAAGCTGGGCGATGGCGGCCAACTCGGTGGCCACGGGCTCGGTGTCGAGGCCGGGCGCGGCGAGGATGCGCGGCTGGATCCCGAACTGCGCCTTGGCGGCGGTCAGGGCCTTGAGGCCCGTCTTGAGGCCGGCGACGGTGGTGGTGCCGATGACGTTGCTGGTGGTCTCGGCCTCGGTCGCGCCCTCGGCCACACGGACGACGATGATCATGGGGCTGCCGTGGTCGGCAATGGCGTCCAGCACATGGGGCAGGGTGCCGTCCGTGCCGGCCTTGCCGATGGCGGTCATCACGTCGGTGATCAGGACCGGGCGGTCCAGGGGGAAGGCGGTCGCGTCGGCCGTGGGGCCGGTACAGACGATGCCGATGACGGCCGTGGCGATCGTGCGGATGGGCCGGGTGCCCTCCGAGATCTCGATAACGCGGACGCCGTGGTGATAATCAACGGGCATGGGACACTCCTGTGGTCAGGCGGACTGCGTGGTCGTGGTCAGGGGCGCGATCAGGGCTTCGGCGACGGCGCGGGCGTACCAGCGGGCGTCGTGGCGGGCCAGCGGCCCGGC